AGCAGAGCCGCCAGCTTGTCCTCCAGCTCTTTGCCTTTGGCTCCGGTCGATGCTTTCAGCGCGTCCTTCAGCTTGGCCTTCGCAAGCGTCACGGCTGGCATGATCTGCTCGTATGTCCCGCCGCCTTCGATGAATCGCAGGTACACCGTCTCCGTGTTTTTGATCGACTCGCGCACCGCTCCTTCTTTGAGCGTCCAGCCTTCGATGGCTTCGCCTTCGGCAATGCGTCGTCGAGCTTCAGCGCGGCAAGCGTCGATGACTGCTTCGGCCTGTGATGCTCGGTTGAGAAACGCTGCGAGCGTGTCGTTGGTTAGCGTTGCGGCAATCGCGTCAGGAGTGACCCCGACAGGTAGATTGGTCAACGGTGGGGCAACCGCAGCCTCCCGAGCTTCCGCACAGAACGGCTTGCCTTTGCAGTACCGACAGGCGGATTCGGAAGGTGTTCTCGGTTGTCCGAGCTTCTGGATCGCTGACATCAACTCGTCGCTCTCTTGAATTGCGTCGTGAATATCCTCCGACTCGTAGACCGAGACGCTTGGACCTCCCGCGAGAGGCTGGATGATTGCAACGATGATCCGGTCGAAGCTGAAGCCCCACGACTCATCCAACAGCGCAACCAGACAGCGCAACTGGAGGTTTTGCGAAGCATCTTCGACCTCACCGCGACCGCTTTTGTAATCGATGATGAGACCCCACAGCTTGTCCTGCACTTCTGCGGTGTAGATGACATCCGGCTTGCCGCTCCACAGCTTGTTGCCGTCAGCGTCCAAAGACCACAGCCGCTTCTCTCGGAAGCAATTGGTGTCGTGTCCGCCAAAGGTGTTTGCCACCAGTTCCGCCTCCTGCTCGCGGCAGCGGTCAATGATCCATGTCTCATCGGTTGTCAGATCTGTGACCGGTTCAAGCGCGAGTGCCGCGTGGATGCGGTTTCCGGTTTGAGCATCGGCGCTCGTCTCTTGCTCGACGACCTGCCGCTCCAGTTGATAGCTCCCGAGACAGGCTGCGTAACGGCTCGCAGCGGATGCGGACGGGAGACCATTGCGCTCGTCACTCACCGGCCACCTCCTGCGTCTCAGTTGCGGGAGTCTCGGAGACGGATACAACCGGATTGACGACCGGAGGCAGCTCATGCGGCTGGATCTCAACCTTCGGCTCCAGCTTGCTGCGGAAGATTGGGCGGGACGGCGTGACGTTGACGCTGACGGACGGAGCGGCTTCCTCCTCATCGGAGATGCCAGAAAAGCCAAACGCGATCCGAGCGCATTGGATCAACGCTTTGTGGCGAAGCATCCGTCGCGGATTGACCTTCCACGGCTCGGTGTTGCGACTGCACTCGCTGAAGTACTCGGTGACCTCCACAGGGCGGCTGCGGTCTTTGAGGTAGATCGTCGCAGTCACAGAGAACGGCTTGTTCTCGCGGTCTTCGGTCTTGAACTGGATGCCGTCGAACTGCGGATGCCGATTCATCAGCTTGATCCAGCCGTCCACCGAGACGACCGGATTGATCCCGCCGGATCGTCCGGGGAATGCGTAAATCTCTTTTGTGAACGGGTTGAGATCGTACTGGTTGGCGGTCACCACAAACGCCAGAAGCTCCTCATTGGAAGCCTTCGGCATCAGGGTTGCGCGGAGAGTCTCCAGCAGCTTCGGAGGCTCAACGCTGAACTTGCTTGCCATGACCGCGAGTGCGGACTGCTTTTGGGTCGGGATTAGTTCTTTGCTCATTGGACTTTCTCGGCCTTCCACCGCGAGCGCCGTTCTGGCGAGCGATTTGGGCCTTTTTCTGCGACCGGACTTGCCCCATCTCCACCGCGATGTCGCGGAGGCTTGCGGCAAAAATGGAGTTGCAGACGGGGCATTTCATCGGTCGGCCCCCATAAAAACCCAACGTTGGGTTTTGGTCAAGCTCCAAGCTCGTTGGGAAGTCTCAAGTCGATGTACCGGATGGCTCGAAAGAACTGCGTCCCGCCAGCTGCATACGAAGCCATTTGCGTCGTGTCTCCGGTTCCGTAGGACCTGACCGGAACAAATTGAGTACCAGCGACATCGACGGTCTCGTCCCCAAACAAGACTTGATTGTTGCAATCAAAGTTGTAGGCGCTGAATCCCTGTCGGGTCGAGTAGGTCGCAAGCTCGTAGGCGCTGACAACGTAGTAATCCAGAGCGGTGACTGGATCGTAGAGCTTCTTGGCTTGGATTCCGTTTGCGATCAGCGAATCGTACTGGGACGGGTTGAGCCACAGAGAAGGACCTTCGGAGGTCATGGAAGTCACCCAAAGGTCTCGCGGGTAAAAGTCCCCAAAGTTGGTCGGCTGCAACGCTCCTCCTGCGTCGAACGCAAAGAGCGGGAAGTTGTCGTTGCCAAGCCCTCTTGGAACCGCTCGCGTCCAGCCTCTGACCTGTGACTCCAAGAGGTTCCAAAGAAACGCGCTCTTGGGAATCTTGTGGTAGAAAGGTCCGCCACCGGCAGCGGTTCGAGTCGTGTCGTTGGTTGCAATGAACGGCCACTCAAAATAGGTGTCTGCGACGAATCTGATCTCTGCAATCTCGGCTTGCTCGGAAGTGCTGACTGGCGGCTGAGTCACCCACGGGCAGAGAGCAGCCATTCCGGCTGTATTTTGATCGTAAAAGACGTCATCGACTGCGCCTGTGCTTTGGACGGTCTTGTTGGGCTGACCAAGAATGCGGACGGAGGCATCAACGCCGCCTTTTCCGCCCCACTTGTTGACCCAGAAGTCAGACCCGAAGACTCCGGTGAGCGCCGGACTTGCCGGATTTGTGGTCAGTACTCGCTGGAGGTTTGGATCAAAGACGCTGCTGGAGAATCCCCACGGGCCACCGAGCGGAACATACCCACAGTTTATTGCTGGCTTGGATGCCGGAAAATTTGAGTCAGTCGAAATCTGCGGGAAAACGTGACCATACCAACCGCTGACGTTGCTCGGTTGCGTCAGCAGATAAGTCTTGTTGCTGGAGCAGTACCGGCTGTTTGCGTAAATGCCTGAGCCGAATCCCGCTTCTCTAACAGTAGTCCTCAACTCCATTGAGTTTGCGGATCTCTCATGGTCGGGAATCAGAGAGAACGCATTGGCATCATAAACTGTGATATCCTGACTGGATGCCGCTTGGCACATAAGCCCAAGAGGCGTCAGAGAAACAAGACTCACCTTTTCTTCTGGAATATCAGTAACATCATCAAAGTTGCTGATAAATCCTTCCTCTACAGCAATTCGACGACGCAATGTCCTTATGTTCTCAAGCCAAGAAGGCTCATTGCCGCCAATCCAAGATTTTGCTGCAAACGGATTTGAGTTGTCCTGCGTGTAATATCTCAGAGGATACGTAACATCAAAATCACCAACCGTCGGAGTGATTAGCCAGTAGGGATTGTTGGGTGTAAAAAATACGTTGCAGTCTATTGGGTAGATCTTGATGGCTGTATTTGGAAGTTTGCTTGATAGCTCAAGAGAAGTGCCGTTGATAGTCACATTGACTCCAACAGCCTCAAGATTTTGAACGAACGATGCGGAGCTTTGAAAAATCTTGAAGTAATCTTGCGATACGATGTTTGTCGTTGTGTTGTAGACAGTTACTCGCGCTCTTCCCCATGTGAATATGCAGTCACCAATGATCGTGTTGGCTTCCGTTGGATCTGCGTACTCAGGATACATCTGCCGCAGATTGAGACCGAGAAGACCGTCAACCCAAGAGTCCAACGCTCTCATCCATTGGGTCAGGATGAACGGGTTGGCAACATTGTTTGCCTTTGCTGATCGCTCCAGACAGACGGCCAGAGAATCGAGCTGACCATACATCGGAGGACCGCCAGCAAAGTAGGGAACGTCTCCCGTGAAGTATGGGAAGAAGTAGTAACACGCAGAGCCATTGGGCCAAGTCGTTGCCCATGTGCCATCACTCCTGCGTCGAAAGGATCGGCATCCTTTGGCTGCAATGTACTCGCGTTGAGCAGATCCGTCTGGCAGTTGTAATCTTACCTCAAGACTTTTCCTGCCGAAATTGTGGACTCTCCAGCAATCATATCGCTGATAGCTGTTCAAGATGCTGAATGTCGTTAGACCTTCAATCCTGATTTCCGCGACAGCCAGCTTGTGTTTATGAATGCGACCGGGAGGCAATGTTGGAACAGAGCCTATGTCGTCAAAGTACTGTCTGACATAAGACGACAAGCCCGTGTTTGGACTGTCCCAACCCAAGTGAACATCATAGTCGATGCCGTTGATGTTTCTCTTGTGTAGCTTGAAGCTCTTCTGGATTGACGCTACGTCACAAAATGTTCCATCAAAAGATGCGACATATGTATCAACAAAGACCTCACCTGCGACGGGATCAATCTGCTTGTTCTCTAACTTAGATAACTCAATCTCAATCTTTGTGTCACTAGCGGTCTGTCCGGTTATGTAAAAGCTCGTATCTGGATCAACGCAATAATCATAAAGAACTCCTGACGGAATGTTTCCAGTACCGTATCCACAAGCAAAAGGGGTCTTGCCATCAAAGACCCGAGCAACCTTTTGATCGAACCGAGCATACAATCCGTTGAGATTGTCTGCCGTCCACATTCGATCCTTCCGATCAATTGCGACGGGCATAGCTCAGTAAAACCAAGAGTCTTCTGATGTCTGGACAACGGTCTTGCCAGCGGGTTGACGGATCTTGAGAACCGTCCCGTTTGGCGTTTGCTCAATGGCTTGATCCGGTCCAGCGACAAGCTGGATCTTGCGGACCGCTTCGATCAACTGATTGATCGTGCGAGCGTGATCCGCATTGATCCCCTTTTCAGCCAGCTTTCTTGGTAGAGAGACAGCCATTAGATCTCACAGAACTGAGCAAAGATTTTGCAGGTGCTGTTCAAAGCCATGACGTACAACGTCGCATTGACTCTCGGCAGCAAGATGAACTCTCGCGGCGGGATCTCAAACTCAAACGGTGAAGCCGTGCCGACCTTCACGCTGTTTTGAAGGTCCATGTTGTAAATCAAGACTTTGTAAGGAGTCGCAAGATCAGCGGTTAGATCCAGCGTTTCCTGCGTAGTCCCAACGTCCTGCGTCTGCTGTCCCATGTCTCGCCCCGTCATGTTGACGACAGCGGTCCATGTCTGCGGATTGATGCTCGCCCCATCTTTTGCGGCATAGAGCCGAGCAGACATTTCGATCTCGTTTGCCATAGGTCGTTAGGTTAGATCTCGCAGAAGGTCGCTTGAATCGTCACGTTCGACGTGTTGGCGATCAAATACAGCGACGTATTGATGTACGGCACCAACATGGTTTCACCAGCCGGCAATCGCATGGTTCCAGCACCGGCAGCGAAGCCGCTCGTAAACGACAGCTCAACGTAGTTGGTGGAGTCGAGGTTGGAGATCAGCAGCTTGTAAGGACTAGTGACATCAACAGGAACATCCAGAATCTCAGAAGCTCCGGTGCCGATGAGTTGGGTCTGGCTACCCATATCGGTGCCAACCATCGTTGCGCTTTTTGTGTAGGTAACGGCGGGAAGATACGCACCGTTTTTGCTCGCATAGAGGCGAGCGGTCATCTGGATTTCGTCAGCCATGTTGTGTTAGGTTGTGGGGTTGTAAGGATATGCGAAAAGATCCCAAGCGGCAAACGTCCAAGTTTCGTTGCGTTCGACTTGGTTTGTCTTGATGAGCAACGAAGTTGAATCGTTGGTCTTTAGCCAAGACCAGACTGTTCCGTCAGGTGTAAGGTTTGGATCAAACGGAGGTCTCGGCATCACCAGACGGACGGACTCCGGAAAGCCGTTGCGAGCAGCCAGAATGTCACCCGAATAGACCGCTGAAATGATCGGCGGTGTTGCCGGAAGACCGTTACGAGCCGAGAAGGACGAGATCCGAGTCAGGCTGACGCGACTGGTTTGGAATGAGTCTTGGCCTCTGGAAAACTTGACAACAAGTTGATGAGCAAGCGGAAATTGGCTTTCTGGAAATATGTTTGCCGGTGTAGTCACCCCGCCCACGGTGACTTGATTCAGCTTGTTATTTTTCGGATCTTCACCTGCAAGCTTGATCGCTGCATAGTAGTCAGCCTCTGTTATGTTGATTGTTGAATATGTCTGAACCCACTTTTTCGCTTCCGCTCTGACATACGGGAGCGCAAATAACGATGCGTCGAGATATTCCGTCCGGAACTCAAACCGAGTCGATGGCTCCTCTTCTTCTGGAACTACAGGAGCGGTCGGATTGTTTGGATCAATTTGAGAGCCAGCAAAAGTGACAGTCGCCTCGGAATACGGCCCGTCTTCGTTGATCTGATACTTGCCACCAGCGGCAACCCAATCCGCAGAAGCCGCTCTAAGAGCATCTTTGCTGCCGCGATACTTGAAGGTAATGTAACGGCCAGTCCCATCCCCATTCTGGTATTGCCTGCTTACTTCTGTGTAAGCAAGACCGCCGATTGAACTGTAGAATACTGGCTCTGGTACTGGCGTACCAATCCGAACCGGAAACAGCGTTGATGTTTTGATCGTTGCCATATCAATCAACCAGCGTGTCTGCGGTCCTCTTGGTGTTCTGTGAAATCACCTTCAACTGCAACGTTTGTTCGACCGCTTGCTTTATGAGCGAATCCTGTGCGGTCTGGAATCCGGTAAATCCGCCGATTCTTGCAAGCGGGTCCTGCGATCCACCAAGCGCAAACTTTTCGCCCCTGATTGCCGCCAACATCAATTCTGGCGGAATAAATCTGTCGCCAGCTTTTCCGGTTAGTCCTGATTTGGTTGTTGTTTCTCCAGAATCCTTTGAAAGCAATCGAGATTTATCAGAAAATAAATCCAAAGCAACGGTCGCTGGCATATTTGAAATCATGGATGCAGCTTTAAGTGCTTTTCCGGTTTTTGTTAGATTGAACAGCCCGAAAGCCAGAGACATCATGTTGTAAACAGATTTGCCTGCTGCAACAGATTGAACCTGAGTCTTTTTGATGAGAAGATCCATCTGATCGTTGAACTTCTCAATGTTCTTGATGTCTTCAGCTTTGAACAAATCAATTGGACCCAAGTCTTTGATTGTTCCTGCCGCCATTGCAGCTTTTACAAGCTTCAAGCCGAGAAGGTCAACCGCTGCCGACATCATAACGGCGTCATTGCGATTTGCGTTGAGCTTTTCCCCCAATGCAACCAAGACCTCTTCGCTCCCAAGAGTTCTTTCAGAAAGCTTCTCAACTGTAAACCCGAGACGTTCAAAAGCGGCTCTCTGTGCGCCCTCATTCGCAATTGCTTGCGTTCTTGCGTCGTTGATTCGGTTTATCGCTGATGCAACAGCTTCAAATTGGACTCCGTAAAGCTTTGATGCCATTTGCAGTTTCTGAACATCGTCAGTCGAAATGTTCAATTGATCTGCAAGCTCTCCGACAGCATCCGCTGCATGAACGACCGATCTAGCAAATCCTGTGATTGCTGCAACAGACAACGCTTGCCCAAGACGACTTGTGACAGCTGACTTGAAGTTGTTTCCAAACTTCTCGCCAAGCGACTGCATCCGCTTCAGATTCAACTCAAAAGCAGTTGAATCCACGCCGATCTTGAACAGCATTGAGAGGATGCCCATATCAGTTGTCTCTCTGGCTCTGCCAAATCGCTTCGGCGTTGTCGTCCCAAAGCTCGGCCTGACCATGCATTTCCGCATGGGTCAAGATCAAGCGTTCAGCGTCTCCAATCGGTAGTTTGATAGCGTCGTCGGCATCAATACCTATGTTGACGCATCCGACAAGCACTCGCTCGGGCCATGGCATCGCTGGCCTCTTCGACTGCTTGCCGCTTTCCATCAAGACCTCCGGAGCGGTTGACTGCTCGTTCAGCCACAGTTGAAAGGTCTGTGATTCCTTCAATAAATCGAGTCTGGCAATGCGCTTGCCCCACAACCAAAGAGCAAGATCACGCCAGACGGACTTGATTGATTTGATCGACTCAAGCGGAGGCTGAGAGCAAACCACAACAGCCTCCACCAGATCGTTTGGAGTAATCTGTCCGCCCAACACATAGGGCGAGCGAAGACGTTGCAGGACTATCGCGTGACCGAGCGTGTATGGCACAAGCTGAACCCCAAGCACCAAAGGCGCTTGAGGTCCGGTCTCTGCGAGAATCTTTGCAAGATCTGACACAGATTACAGCGTGAACACGGTAGCGGTTCCACCGAGCGAAGGATACTTGGTCACGGTGATGGTCACCATGCATTTGCCGGAAGAGGTGAACTTGACGCTGCCGCCGCCGGAATAAACGTAATCACCATCAAGCGAAACACCACCGTATGTGGTCGCATCGGTCGAAGCAATCGTGACATACCCGTTGACGGCAGGAAGGCTCGCAGCCGTCTTTGCGGCGGCAAAGTCAGTACCTGACGGAATAAACGTCACGTTGAGGCTGATGCGCTCATTGGCGGAGACCTGAGCGACGACCTCACCGGCAGAGTTCTTGATCTGCTCAACGTCCGCTTCATGCGTGACATCGTAGCTCTCAATGGTCGTGATGACGCCAGAAAGCGCCGTGCCGGGAGCCGCGCCAGTTTGATTGTAAAGACGGATGGTTCCCTTAGAACCATAGACTAGTCCGAGTCCTTTTGAAGTAGCCATGTTGGTTGTGTTTTACGAGTTTGCTGCTGCGAAAAGTGTCATGGTGCGCGTGAATGTTCTAGCCCTTTCGCTTGTATCACTCACGCCGAAATCTACAGGGACCGCGAACTGAGCATCGAAGCCTCCGTATGGGCTGTCATCTCCAGCACTCAATTCGCTGACGTTATCGTCAACAAACAGATATTGGAGCAAGTCCTCAAAGACTTGAACGGTCTTGAGCAGATTGTTCTCGGTCGTGTCATCAGCCGAAATCTGCAACACCGCAGACAGGTCGATCTCGCAAGTCCGATCAATCGGATGAACCGGAACCGTGGACGATGCTCTCACAATGATCCGTGGAAAATCCGGCATCTCATCTTCGCGGTCAAAGTCAGCAAAAGCACCGTGACCGTAGCTCGTCAAACAGGTCGGAGTTCCGGTGCCGGATGCGCTCCAGTCTTGAGCCGCCAGCCAATCGGCCAACGCTCTCTCGGCTCTAAGTGCGACGGCGTTCATTTGACGACAACTCCAAGTTTCTCAAGCCCATCAGCGGCTTGTTCCAGTTTCGCTTGAATGTGCAGAGACATTTCACGCGCTTCGTCATCGTAGGCTTTTTGCATCGCCTTTGAGTAGATCGACTCGACGTTGCCGATCTGATTGTCCGCAAGTCCAATGTTCATGCGAACGTGAGTGTATGGATTGATCGAAGGCCGCGCCCAATATGCGTAGGCGCTGCTCCCGCGATGCACAGAGACGTTCTCTTGCGGCAATCCGTATTGGTTCGCCAGATTGATGAGAGCTTGATTGCCGGAAACGATCCGCACTTGAGCGGAGCCCTTCTTTGCTCGTCGTGTGCCGCCGAATTGCTGAAAGCTCGGAGACAGCTTCTTGATGGCTTTGACGACGGCGCTCTTGAGATAACCAACGCTGCCAGCAGCGCGACGACGCAGGCTCGCAGCGGCAAGCCTCATCTCTCTGCCGTACAGTCCCGGCTTGCCTTCCTTCCGGTTCTTGGCTTGAGCGATCAGATGGACCAACCGGAGTTGCCGAGACCTTCCGACACGCTTTCCGGTCCTCCTATCAATGCGAGCCTCACCAATCGGTCGATTGAAGTAATCAAGAATCCTGTTCCGAGCGGCTTGCGGACTCTTGGGCGGCAGCAAGATGTACATCCGGAGCATCAAGAAAAACGTCCGCGAGTTGATTGCCTCAGACAATGAGCGTCTGCTCTGCGCGAGATAGATCCTCCACGCAGCGTCGAAGTTTCGAGTGTCAACCGTGATCGTGGGCCTCATTTGGTCTTGGCCCCAAGCTCAAGCGCGTAGTAAGCGCCCGAGCCATCGCGCTTGGCGGACATTATCCGAAGTTGGCGTCCATCATAGGTGACTAGACGGCCAACCACCGGAATCATTCTGCCGAAGGTCGTTAGCAATCGGTCGGTGTTTTCCTGCAAGATAAGGCTTCCGTTCTCCTGCAAGAGCCGGTCGGCGTTTGACCCAACATCCGCACTCCACACAGTCGCGTCCACGGTGACCAAAGTGCTGTCAGCAAGACGCCAGTCCGAGAACTTGACCAAGATACGCGCTTGAACATTGTCTTGGAAGCCGCCGGAGATGACTGAGTTTGTGTCCGTGATTGCAGCCGGAAGGCAGCGGACAAGCTGACCCTGCCAGATGAACGACGGATTTCCCATCGCCCCCTGTAGGACGCTCATCCCGAGCTGGAGGCTGGTTGCAATCAGGTTCACGCTGTGAAGTAGACACCGGAGACAACGAGCCGTGAAGTCGCTTGAAGATGACCGCCGAGACTGGAGGTCGTGCCGGTCTCAAACGCTGAGAGTTCGCAGTAGCTAGTCCCGCCGATGACTTTTCCAATCAGAGCAGTCTTGGCTTGATTGGTTCCGTTGGTCAGCCACAGCGAGACTGCGGCATCATAAGTCACCGCATCCGGCAATCCCAAGCGGAGGTTTCCGGTTGAGCTTCCAGTCACCGAGTTGATCGTCAGATCCACGGTGAAAGTGGATACGAAACCGATGCTGGTATGGCGAGCGGTGTTGACCGTGAAGGCAAACGTCCTCCCACCGCCGGAATCAACGAGAGTCGGAACCCACGTTGACGGAGCGGTCAGCGGCAATGCCGCATAAATCTCATCAAAGTTGGCGTTGGCCTTCGTCCAGCTAGTGCGGAGCGTGTCGCCCGTGTTGTCGTTGGCGGTTGATCCGGTGTTGATGACTTGTTGTGACATATCAGTCCTTCGGCAATGCGTACCAACCTTCTGGAATCGTCACTTTGTTTCGGCTTTTGATGACTTTCCCTTCGGAGTCTTTAGCCCAAACGTGAGCCTTTATCGGCTCCGCAAGTCTTACCGGAGTCCCCGCCGGAACCATCACCACTCGCGTCGGAGTGCAAGCCGGAAGCATCAATGCGAGCGGCAAGACGAGCGGCAAGAGATTTGTCGGCCATGCCGTCTTCACTTGTTTGATCCTTCTGCTCCAGCAGCTTGTCCAGAGCAGCTCGCATCAATCCCTGAGTGATGCTTGTTAGTGGGTCCATGCAGATCCTTCTTGATGAGCTTTGAGTGGAAAATCACAGCCCAAACGAAGAGGCCAGCGAGTCCACAGTTGAGCAGGATTTCAGACGGCGGTGGCGTGGATGCAGTCAGGCAGTTGAACAGCGCGCCGGCAGCGGTTGCGGTCAACGACAGCCGAAGGAACGCATTGCCGACAATGGGCCACCGCTGAGTCACGCCTTCCGTCCGATAAAGCAGGATCATAAAACATGAAACGCCAGCGGTGAGAACACTGTTGGCGATCATGTTGATGATGGTATCTGGCTTCACTTTTTGCGGAAGCGATCAATGACGTATTCGACGCCATGCAATCCCAAGAAGCCCATGATGAAGGCTGCTGCGTATTGGGTGTTGCTGTTCTGCATCTTGAAGGCATCGACCACAAGAGGAGTGAGGTAATTGGCCGACAGAGTACCGGCCAAGAGGCTAGTCACCGTAGTGAACCAATCCTTATGGCCGTCACGTTTGACGGTCAGGAGGCTTCCAGCGAAGCCAGCCACAAGAAGCCCGATGTTGATTCCGAGTTCTCGTAGCGTCTCCTTCACTTCTGGTCCTCCTTGCTCGCGTCCTGAGCCTTCAGAGCGGTGAACATGGCACCGGCACCAGCCGTGAT